CCTACTAATACTTTTAATTCTAATACGACTAAAAGTGATGTAGGACTAGGTAATGTAGATAATACTTCTGATGCGACTGTACTAGCAGCAGCATATACAACCGCATCATTAATTTCACCAATACTCTACACATTTAAAGGTAACGATGGGATTCCATACACAACTGATGGAAGCGGAGCCAAGACATATACTTTTACATCAAATAGAAAAGGAACTGCTAGACTACGATTAGTAATTAATGACGCTGAAGCAACCGGAACATATCCCAATTATTCGGGGGTACAGGCCTCAGTTAACGATAACAAACTTCTTACTAGATTAAGTAGAATCGACATAGGTGCACCAGACAATAGTGATGGTACATACTTTGATACTGTACAAGTTGTTTCCGGTTCTAATAATATAAAGATATGGACAAACGGTCCCGATGGAGGTTATACAAAAGAATTAGAAGTAATATATACTCAAACTGAAGATATAACTTCTGGTTCAGCAGGTGGATGGACTATAGACAGCTCGGCAATTTTCTCTGGAACTAAAGATACTAATACCTTTAGTGCAAACGGTATAACTTTCTCATCTGCCGGTGGAGGTTCGATTCACGCTCAACAGTTTTATATCGACACACAAGGTAATGCATATTTTAGAGGAGATCTTAATGGAGCTAATATTTCTGGTGCAACAGGAACATTCGAGGGTACAGTAAAAGTTGGAGGTACTCCTTTAACTACTGCAAACACTCTAAATACAGAGGATCCAATGTCGGCAGGTGCTGTAAACTTTAACCCTAACTTCTTAAAAGTAGCATCAGACGGAAGACCTGCCGGTGTTAGAGCAGTTTACGGAAGCGGTAATACATCTAACATATCTTACTCAGGTTCATCAGCTGAAGGAGTTGTAAAATTAGTAAGCCCAGGTAATGTTAACGATACAACTATTGGAGCAGGATTCTCAGCATTTAGAATAAACCCCGGGGCAAAATACAAATTTGTAGTCAGAATAAAAGGACAATCGAACACAAGTAGTGGGCTTTTTATTAGGTTTGCAGAAAAACATGGTGAACTTGCCAGCGGTAAGGATACGGTCTCTTGGATAGGTAGTGGTACCGGTACATACTATCATGAATATGAGGTAGATGTAGTTGATAGCAATAGTGGACTTAACGTTAGCACAGGTAACCACATAACGGATGTTACCATAGATGGAACCTCAGCTTCTTCTTTAGAAGATATTGGAATGACTACTTCCTACAGAGTTATTCAAGGTATATACACTCCCTCATCGGCAGCTAGATCTGCCTCAGCAGCATATGCATCAATGGCCATATTAAACTGGTCTGGTAACTCTAACAATGCAATGTACATCGACAGGGTATATATTTCTGAAACCACAGAAGATATCTACACAGGTACTGTAGCAGGCTGGAATATAGATAGCAACGCAATATACTCAGGAGATACTAAAGATACAGATGGATTCGCTCAAAATGGAGGTATTACTTTATCATCTGGCGGTTCGATTCATGCAAAGCAGTTTTATATTTCCTCATCAGGAGATGCATTTTTTAAAGGAAATATATCTGGTGCTTCAGGTCAATTTTCTGGTGAAGTAAGAGGTGGTCTTGTTACAGGTTCTCAAGTAATAGGAGGTGTAGTTTCTGGTGCTACAGTAGTCGGTTCTCAAATATTTGTTCCTAACCAACCTACTTCTAAATTCTCAGTTAATGCCAACGGTATAATGTCAGCATCTGGAGCACACATGACAGGTACTATAACTGCCACAGATGGTAAAATAGGGGATTGGATAATTGATGAAACTACTAAATCATTAAGAGATAGTAACACAGAAATAGAATTATTTCCCGGTAATGAAACTTCAGGACCAGAGATTAGATTATTCTCAGGTAGTCAAAAGAAATTAGTAATATCACCTGAAGGTGAATTAACTAACTTAGGCAGTGCTAATACTACCGGTATAAGTATGGACAGAACAGTACCTAGTTTCACTGTCACCAGTAACCCTTCTGATACTGAGTTAAACAGTGTTACTAAGTATTTACCATTATCAACTACTACTTTTGATACCCCCGCACCCGGAGGATACTTAGTAAATGTTTCTCAGGTATACTCTATACCTGAAGCACCTTCGGGCCCTAGTGCTAATGCAACTGTTTATTATCCACAATATTATGGTACCACTAGCTTCACTACTCACGGTTATACAGATAGTTTAGTGTCAAAAGTACATGAGGTTTGGTGGTATTTACAGGCGGTCAAAGCTTCTGATAATACAACAGTATTAGGAGAAGTGCAGATAGGAAGCGCCTACTACATCGGCGCTACAGGTGGGTACACATACTATCAATGGGCACTTAATGGTCCACCAAATTACTTAGGTGATAGATGGGTTTCATACAGTGAAAACGGATCCTCTGCCAGTTCTTGGTCCACACCATATGAACTTAATAAGCAATTTACTATTAATATAAACCAAGGTGTACCAGTTAAATTTAGGTATAAAATGGTGGTGAGTGCAGGCTCCGGTACATCTGTAACAACATCAGGTAACGGCACCACAAGTGTCAGTTACTTACAGACTACTTTTGATAGCTTTGGAACTTCTCTTGGTAGCCAAACTCCAGACCCATATATAGAAATCGAACAACCTAACAACTTTGTAGAAGTTAAAGCAGGTGGTGTTCAAGTAATTTCTTCCGATAGTAAGTTTATCAAAATGTCTCGATTAGACAATACAGGAGGCGATGATGATATATTATTTAAAGCTTCAGGAGGTACGATGGAAACTCATCATATTAAACCCAAATCCACCTCCGAAAAATCTAGTTTAGGTACAGCATCAGCAAGTTGGGATGGAATTTATGTAGATTATATTAACTCTACTTCTACTTCTGCTTATAAACGTAGACCTTTAGCTTATTTCCACCAAGGTTCATATAAAATCAATAACCCAGCGACTGATTCTATATATACCGTATCTTTTACCTCAGTTGGAACTTCTAGTTATACGGTATTAGGTTCGTTAAGAGGATCAGGTGCCGAATATAACGGCAGTTATAATAATCACAATGATTTAATTTTCACAATATTCGAAAAAAACAGCACATCTTTTAAAGTTGCTTTTAGGGAAGTAAGTAATACAAGTGGAGACATTTACTTTGAATATTTTATAGTATCCTCCTAGTACTCTAAGATGAATAAAATAAAAATTTAACTATGCAATACTATTGTCAATATTATAATCAACAAATTCACTACTGCTGGGATTCTTCTTATGATCAAGCAGACATAGACGAAAATTTAGATAGTAGATTTACTACTTTAGAATTAACAGAAGAACAGTTTAATTTAGCTAGGGTAGGAGAAGGCAGAGTTGTATCTGGTTCTTTTGAGCAGATAGTCACACCTGACTTAACTCTACAAGAAGTGGTGCTATCTAATTTAAGAGCTGCTCGTACTAGAGAACTATCTCAAACCGATTGGACTCAAGTAGCTGATTCCCCTTTATCTGATTCAAAAAAAGCTGAATGGGCAACTTACAGACAAGCTTTGAGAGACTTACCAAATACCTATACTTACGACCCTAACAAAGTACTTATACAGGAATACTTCCCAACAAAGCCAAGTTAATAGTTGTAGTTCTAGAAAATAATTCTTAAATTTAAAGATTATGGTAACAATACCTGGATGGACATATAATGGACACTTAGTAACAGAAACACAAGACATGCCAGAAGGTACGTACGGGTTTATTTACGAAACTACCCATAGACCTACTGGTAAAAAGTATATAGGAAAAAAAGTTTTGTTTTTTGAAAGAAATAAGAAACTAGGTAAACGTGCTTTAGAAGCTTTACGTGAAGAAAGAAAATCTAAAGGGATAGGAGGAAGAGTTCCTCTAAAACAAAAAGTAATTACCGAATCAGATTGGAAAGATTATTACGGTTCTCATAAAGAGATACTTAAATTAGTAAAAGAAGGATCACCGTTAGATTTTGAAAGAAAAATTCTACACTACGTTCAGAATAAAAAGCTTTTAACATATTACGAGTGTAAATACCTATTTATAAATGAAGTACTAGAAAATCGTGATAATTACATTAACGATAACGTTCTAGGAAAATTTTATAGAAAAGATTTCGATTTATGATACAATTAAAAGAAATTATCGGATACCCATCATTAAAATACCATTTAGACAATAATCTAACTTTATCCGAGCATGTCTACCGTTATAGTTCTGATGCCTTTATACAACTATTTAAAGAAGCAAGAGAAGCATGGAGACACGGTGAAATAGAGTTAAACGAACAAGATACCCTATTATTAGAAACTACTGATATCGGGGAATATGGAGATTATAATGGTATGAGAGTTCCTTTAGATTTACCAATGGTATCTCCGAACTACAATCCTATGTTCGAAATCGGTAACTTAATCGATGAGATGATCGAAAATGAAGAGACTATTGATGAAGCTGTTACCATAGAAGAAATGATTGACTTTGATCTAATTAAAGAGTTAGTAGAATCTATCGGCGGTCAAATCAATATGGATAAGTTTAGAAAAGCTGTTAAACTTCAAAACGAGACCTTTGATTATAATGGTTTTGAAATGCTAAAAGCATCTGTAGATTATATCCCAGAGGCAGAATATAAAGGTAAGAAAGTACAGCTAAACAAACCTAAAAGAGGTGGTTCTAAAAAATTCTATGTTTATGTTAAGAACCCGAAAACAGGTAATATAAAGAAAGTATCATTTGGTGATACAGGCCTTTCAGTTAAGTTTAAAAAGAAAGGTGCAAGAGCATCATTTGCCGCTAGACATAAATGTGCACAGAAAAAAGATAAAACTAAAGCAGGATACTGGTCATGTAATATTGGCCGTTACTGGAAATCATTAGGCGGTGGATCAAACTTCTCAGGTTACTGGTAGACCATATTCTGAAAAAAAAGAAGAAGGTTATACAATTAGAGAGTTCTCTCAAGATACTCCCTCATTTGAATTCGTATGGCATAGAGATAAGGAAGATCGTTTAGTTAAAGCTATGGGTAAAACCGACTGGAAGGTTCAACTAGACAACGAGGTTCCTATGAACCTTACCGAAGTTTTTATACCTAAAGAAACATACCACAGAGT